TCATTGAGCTGTATGGATGGAATCAAGTGGTCTCAGATTTAAAAGATTATTACGATGCAAAGGTATACTATGCACAACAAAGTAACAAGTAAACTAGTTAAGACACATGAACCATGCTCTGATTGTGGGTCTAGTGATGCACTGGCTGTCTATGATGATGGACACACTCACTGTTTTAGCTGTGGTATGACACGATTTAATAACGATGCAGGGGTAGGTATTACCTCACACAAACAAACGCAACCAAGAGGTTCTATGAAGGAATTAGAAGCATTAAATAGTATGGAATCAGTAGCAGTAGTGGAACGTGGTATCACTAAACAGACTATGCACTATTATGGTGCAGGATCTGATGGTAATAAATACTACTTCCCTTACTCTGATAAAGATAACAAGGTGGTGGCATGTAAGACACGTGGTGTTCAAGAGAAAACCTTTGGTGTTATCGGTGACTGGAAGGATGCTCAGTTGTTTGGACAGAATCTTTTTAGTGCAGGTGGTAGAGCTATCACGATTACTGAAGGTGAGTTCGATGCACTAGCTGTGTTTCAGATGACAGGATCTAAGTATCCCGCAGTATCGATTCGTAATGGTGCACACTCAGCACTCAAGGATTGTCGCAATGCTTACGAGTACCTGAATTCTTTTGAGAAGATTGTGCTATGCTTTGACTCTGATGAGCAGGGACAACAAGCAACGAACCAAGTAGCAGAGTTGTTTGGTAGTAAGGTATGTATCTTCAAGCACAAGCCGGACATGAAGGACGCATGTGATTATCTCAGTGCAGGCAAGAGCAAAGAGTTTATTGATTCATGGTACAGTGCAGAGAAGTTCGTACCTGATGGTATCATTGCAGGTTCAACCTTGTGGGATGAGGTTAATGCACCAGTAGAGAAGGCAGAGGTAGACTATCCTTATCAAGGTATCAACAGTCTGACGTATGGTATTCGTAAAGGTGAATTGGTTACAGTCACTGCCGGATCAGGACTAGGTAAGTCACAGTTCTTACGTGAGATTGTATGGCAGATTCTTAACAAGAGCACAGAGAATATCGGACTGATGTTCTTAGAAGAATCAGTTAAGAAAACAGCTAAGTCTCTTATGAGTTTAGCAGTGAACAAGACATTACATTTACCTGATACTGATACAACACCGGAGGAATTGCGTGAAGCATTTGATAAGACGATGGGAACTGATAGGCTATTCTTGTTTGACCATTTTGGAAGCACTAGCATCGACAATATTATTAATCGTGTACGGTATATGGCTAAAGGTTTGGACTGTAAGTATGTGTTCGTAGACCACGTATCGATCATCGTATCAGCACAGGAATCAGGTGATGAACGTAAAGCAATTGATGAGATCATGACTAAGCTTCGCATGTTAGTACAGGAAACAGGTATCAGTTTGTTTGTTGTCTCACACTTGAAGCGTCCGTCTGACAAGGGACACGAGGAAGGTGCAGTCACATCACTTGCACAGCTACGTGGATCAGGTTCAATTGCACAGCTAAGTGATATCGTGATTGGCTTAGAACGTAACGGACAACACGAGGATGTGAATGAACGCAACACTACTCATGTTCGTGTATTGAAGAATCGTTTTGCCGGATTGACAGGTAAGGCATGTCGTTTACTATACAATCGTGTGACTGGTCGTATGTCTGAGATACCGGAGGAGACGTTATGATGTATGGCTTTGTATTCATCTTCGCATTCTTGGGTGGCTTTGCTTATGGTTCAATGAACCACTACGTAGATAAGATGACTGACTGTACTAGCTATACTAAAAGTGGTGTAACGTGGGTTGGATACAGAGCTATCAGCGATGACTATGAACGCAGATGCTTTTGGTTAGAAAACAGATTCCCTTATAGGGTTCAACAAGGAGTGGAGGTAAGTCGATGAAACATAGACCATGTGGTAATGGTAAAGGTGACACACCAAGACCAATAAATGACAGAGAAAAGTTTGATAGTAACTGGGATGCAATCTTTAAGAAGAAGGATAAGCAAGATGCTGAAGTGGACAGGAACAATACTATGCCTGATGGGGATAGCACTAACAAGTCTTAACATCTATCCTTTGAATCTGTGGTTTGGATTCATTGGATCAGGACTGTGGACTTATGCGGGATTACGACAGCGAGACTATGCCTTATTCATAGTAGAATTTGTAGCTGTTCTAATGTATTTAGGTGGACTAATTAAACAAAGCATGGTATAATAACTGTATGAAAATTATACTTGACATTGAAACTAACAGTAAGCACAACGTTATTTGGTGTTGTGTTACAAGAGATATAGATACTGATGAGGTTACGGTATGGAAAGAAGCAAACGGATTACAAAAGTATTTGGATCAATGCGATTTGATTATCGGTCACAACATAATAGCATTCGACCGACAGGTACTGAGCAAGACTTGGAACGTATCGATGAGGACGAACCAACTGTACGATACGCTCGTATCCGCAAGACTTCTAGATCCAAGCAAGGAGGGAGGTCATAGTTTAGAATCGTGGGGTACAAGACTAGGGTTTCCTAAAGGTGACTTCGATGACTGGGATGGTGGACTAACAGATGAGATGATTACTTATTGTATCCAAGACACACTAGTTACTAAGAAGTTATATGAACATTTAGTATCGCAATTTGAGATTAATAAATTTGATAAAAGGAGTATTGAACTTGAACACAAAGTCCAAGAGATCATCTGCAAGCAAACAGAAAACGGTTTTAAGTTGGATGAAAGAAAAGCTATCGAACTTCAAGCAGACCTTACGAGTAAGCTTGTCAATATTGAAGCTTCGTTACAGAGTATATTCCCAACAAAAACAACTGAGAGATACTCAGAAAAAACAGGAAAGCGTATCAAAGATTCTGTCGAAGTATTCAACCCCGGCAGTAGAAAACAAATCGGAGAAAGACTCATCGAAAAAGGTTGGAAGCCGAAAGACTTCACCGAAAAAGGACAACCAAAAGTTGACGAAACAACCCTCGAAGGAGTCGACATCCCGGAAGCAAAAGCCATCGCAGAATACTTGATGTTGCAGAAGCGGATTGCTCAGATCAGTTCGTGGTTGAAGGAGATGAAGGAAGATGGTAGGGTTCATGGTAAAGTCATCACTAATGGTGCAGTCACAGGAAGAATGACACACATGAGTCCGAACATGGCACAAGTACCTAACTCAAGTGCAGTCTATGGACACGAGTGTAGGGAGTTATGGACAGTAGAGAAAGGATATAAGTTAGTCGGTATCGATGCTAGTGGTTTGGAGTTACGAATGCTTGCTCACTATATGAAGGATGATGAATATACAAATGAAGTCGTATCGGGTGACATCCACACAGCTAACCAAAAAGCAGCGGGGTTGGAAACGAGGAATCAAGCTAAGACGTTTATATATGCATTCCTCTATGGTGCAGGAGCTAGTAAGATCGGGAAGATTGTTGGTGGTTCAGCGAAGGAAGGAGAGCGACTCATATCTAATTTTCTTAAGAACACACCTAAGCTACATGCGTTACGTCAAACAGTCTCTAGCTTATTCTCTAAGGAAGGAACGCTACCGGGTCTTGATGGACGTAGGTTACAAGTTAGGTCGGAGCATTCAGCACTCAACACACTCCTCCAAGGTGCAGGTGCAATTGTCATGAAGCAAGCTTTAGTTATCTTGGATGATAAACTTAGCAAGCTTGGTGTAGATTATAAGTTTGTAGCAAATGTTCATGATGAATGGCAGATAGAAGTAGAAGATGGTTATGAAGACATCGTAGGGAAGTTAGGGGTACAGTCCATAGAACAAGCCGGTAAGAAGCTAAATATGAATTGTCCTTTGACTGGTGAGTATAGAGCAGGACTAACATGGAAGGACACACATTGATGGATGCACGTATTAAGCAAGTAGTTCTTGAGATGCTACGCATGGGAGTAGATCCGGAAGTTGTCCACGATTCAATGAAGGAAGCTATGTGTTTGTTAGGTGGTATTAAAAACTATAAACCTAATCATGACATGGCAGACTTCTATCGTGCGTACAAAGATGCGGACTTCAGACCATGATCGAGGATGATTATAAAGAAGAAGTTATAGACGCAGTTACAATCGGAGTTAGTCAGGATGGAATGATTCATATCTATACTCGATTGGATCTGCAGGATGTAATGGATTTGTTGGAAGATGCTTTCGATATTATTTCTGAGAAAGTAGTAGAAGAAGGATATACAAAGCATTAATTTTGTGGTATAATATATGTGTAGTATTTATTTTATAGGAGTAATACAATGGATTTAAATAAACCAATCCCTGTTAAAGTTGATTTGTACTGGGCTTTCTTGAATGAACCTAATCAGATGAGTGAGAAGTACCAAGTGGACTTGTGTAACTTGTCTAAGGAAGCAGTAAAGAAACTGATGGACATCGGTGTAGAAGTTAAGAACGATGAGCGTAAAGCTGACCAAGGTTTCTATGTGACTGCTAAGAGTAAGATGTATCCTATCCTAGCTGTTGATCCTGATGGTCGTAAGATTGATGTCAAGGTAGCTAATGGCTCTAAGGGTGTGGCATTCATCAAGCCTTACGAGTATACATTCAAGGGTAAGAAAGCTATGGGTGTAGGTGTTAGCAAGATTGTTATCCAAGACTTGATCGTATACGAGAAAGACGAAGTATCGATTGGCGATTTGAACGAAGCTGTGTAATGCAGATTGCCTTGATCGATGGTGACATAATAGTTTATCGCATTGGCTTTGCCTCAGAGGAAGAACCGGAGTCAATTGCGATAGCTAGGTGTTGCGAGTTCATAGAAGATATTATTCTCTTCAATGGCTTTGATGAGTATCAAGGTTATTTGACAGGTAAAGGAAACTTCCGTAACGAGATAGCAGTTACCGAACCATATAAGGGTAATAGAAAAGCACCGAAGCCTAAGCACTATCAGGCACTACGTGATTACATGCAGAACCACTGGCAGTTTGAAATGATTGAAGGTCAAGAAGCTGACGATGCTATAGGAATCGCAGCATATACCTTAGATCCTGAAGAGTACTGCATCTGCTCTATTGATAAAGACCTAGATATGTTAAGAGGGAAACACTATAACTTTGTTAAGGATTTCTTTTACCATGTCACAGAAGAAGAAGCTATCTTTAATTTCTATAAACAGATTTTAACTGGAGATAGAGTTGACAATATCAAAGGTCTCAAAGGAATTGGAGACGTTAAAGCGAAAAGGATTCTTAAAGAATGCAAAGACGAAAACGAAATGTATCTTGCTGTACTCAAAGCATACGAAGGAAACTCGGAGCGAGTACTGGAGAACGGACAGCTACTGTGGATACGAAGAGAACCAAACCAAATTTGGAAACCTCCAAGTTAATCTATGTTGAGTGGGTTGACGCAGTATCAGATGGTGGTTGGGAAGATAGTGTTAAGGTAGATATCCATGCAGTTAAAACTGTGGGCTTCTTAATAGCAGAAACTAAGGATGGTATTTGTCTAGCATCTACTGTATCAGGTGATAATAGTAATGCACGAATGCACATCCCTAAAGCATGGATTGTTAAACGAAAGGTAATCAAGATTGAAAACACAATCAGCAAAAGCAAAAGGAAGAAACCTGCAGAAGTGGGTAAGGGACAAGATACTGGCAACGTTCCCGGCACTGAGTTTAGATGATGTACGAAGCACAAGCATGGGTGCAGGTGGTGAAGATGTACAGTTAAGTCCGGCTGCTAGAGAACAATTCCCTTTCCAAGTGGAGTGTAAGAATCTAGCTAAGGTAGCTGTATATAACTATTACAAGCAAGCACAAGAACATGGTTATCATCAACCAGTAGTGTTCGTAAAGCAGAACGGTGATAGACCACTAGCAATTTTAGATGCGGAGTACTTCTTTAAGATGGTGGCTAAATGAGTTGTACTAACCACCATTATGATTCTAGGATTAACGAGCTGACTGAAGAGCTATATGATCGTGAGTGTGAGATTGAAACACTAGAAGTAGAGAGTAGAATGATGAGAGCACGTATGGATCGCTTACAAGAAGAGAACCTACTGCTAATCAAACAAGTCGATGCTTTACTAATCATGGTCAAGAGCAACGAAGCAGATCGTTTAAAGGTAATACAGGAAGTATGGCAGAATACAATCGAAAAGTCATAAGCTTTAGAAAGTTTCTGCTGTACCGACTGGTACGTATACTAAGGAGAAAGATTGATGAATACAAATAGATATTGTTTTCAATACGGAGATGGGTATGATCGAACGATTACGCACAACTTCAGTGTTGATGAAGCAGCTACTCCGCAGGATGTCTTTGAACATTTCTGTGATTTCTTAAACGGTGTATATGGTTGGAATGTAAAGGAATACTTTGAAGATACTACTTCTTGATATTGAATCTAGTCCTAACGTAGCACACGTATGGGGTATTTGGCAACAGAACGTAGGCATTAATCAGTTAATGGAATCTTCATACGTGTTGTGTTGGGCAGCTAAGTGGTTAGGAGAAGATGAAGTAATGTTTGATTCTGTTCACGTATCTAAGCCTAAGAAGATGCTGAAAAGAATTCATGACTTGATCTCAGAAGCGGATGCGGTGATTCACTACAACGGTACTAAGTTTGATATGCCTACTCTGAATAAAGAGTTCTTGTTACATGAGATGAATCCTCCTGCTCCTTACAAGCAGATTGATTTGTTGAAGCAAGTACGTAGTCAGTTTA